GTTTAAAGAAGAAGATCTTACTAGCTTCAATCATCATCCGCTTTTCATCTTCTTCGAATTCTACGACACTATTGTAGCTATCGACTTGTTCAATTATAGTTATCTTTCTACGCTTACCATTCCTCACAGTCATTGGAACAGTAAACTTACCAGTTCGTTTATATTCAAAATGCCAAAACTTCTTAATAGCCCAAGTCTCCGCTCTCATACAATTCTTTGCATTTAAATAGCAAATCTCACTGTACTCAAGAGGAATCTCTAAGTGTTCTGAAAGTTCAGCTAAAGCTTCTTTCTTCGTCATTAGTTGTTTAAGAATAACCAGACGATTGAATTGCTTATAAGCCATAGTTCGCTTCCTCATTGTAGCTTTATCTACAAGCCTGCCTTGTGGTTTTGTTGAATTAGGATATGCATGTGTATATGCATTACATTGAGGATAGTTTCTGCAAGCAACAACAAAATCAACACCAACAACTGTATCATAAAATATAGTTGCTGGTATTACTTTAGTTCCGGATCTACAATAAGGGCATTTTTCACCCTTCAATACTTGAAGATGAAATGCATTTATTTTCATCGCATTAGATTATATAAGTTTCTTAAATCTTCAAGACTATCATTTATATCCCATGATGTTGCCTTCAGTTTTCTTAACTCATTAATTAGAAAAGCTCTTTCAGCTTGTTCATCTTCTATTGAATTTTTATGAATCGCATTCTTAAAGAAATTATTTGCTTGTTCATCTGTAAGAACACTAAACTTAATCTTTAGTAATTCATCAGTTTGTTTCTTATTGCTTATCAATTTCATGTTATCCATGTTAGAAGCATGTAACGTATCGATAAGAGCAAATTGCTCTTTTATCAATGGATCTAAATTGTATTTCTGCATTATGTAATAGGTTACAAATCCACCTAATACAAATGAAATCAAAAACAGTATTCCAACTGTTATTATTAATGTTGCACTCATAATTTATTTAATTTAATGTTATTCCTATTTTTAAACTTGCTGACCAGACATGATAACTATGGTCTTCATTCCATAATTTATTATCTGCCCTAGTATCATACATTCCTTTTACACCAATGTAAAGTCCTGATTTAAGATAGTATTCAATTCCAAAGTCATGCCCAAATAGTGCATGCCCTTCTCCACCTCTTAAAATAAAGCCTGGTCTTATTAAACCAACAAATAATCTTAGACGATCTTTCATAGCATGATGATTAAAACCAAGCAATGTTCCTTGAAAATGCAAGTAATCAATTCTATTTAAATCTGGAAACCAATATGTTTCAGCTTCAAAATATACTATAGTCATTTGGTAATTAATACCAACACCAATGTTGAAGCCATAATCATACACATCATTGTGTGTATTCTTATCAGCTAGTTCTGTTCTCGCAAAAAGAGTAAACCTCTTATCTTGAGAATAACTCGACAATGCTACTAACATCAGTAGCAATACAATTAATCGCTTCATAACTTCTCTGTTTTAACTACTACCTTGTTTGCCTCTGCAACATCTTTTGCCTTTTGATTTGACATATGAATAGTAGCCCATTGAACTACCGTTATATTAAGACCAAGCCTCTTAGCTATCGTCTTATCTCTATTGTCTACTTGCCCTTTTACAAACCAAGACTTCTTATATGGCCCATATAACATCCTGAAAATATCATTGTAAGTATCTGAACCAACAAGTACCCTATTGTATTTAAGTGGTTTATATTTCATAACTAATCTTCTTTAACTATTCTACATAAATTTAACTCTACATATCCAGTCTTAATTCTAATACCAGTATCTTCTAGTATACCAGCATTAGTTAATGATTCAACCATTCCTTTATTCTCACTGTAATCCTTTATCATTACACAATCTTTAGGAATATTTTCTTCCAAATTCTTAGTCGCAAATGCAACTGGCTCACCTGTATTTGCATCAACTAATGAAATAGCTAATCTATCATTAGTAGAATATGTGTGACATTGTACTATACAATCCCATTCTCTAAACTTAACTCTTGTTCCTTCAATCATAACTTCTATATTTAAATTATTTCCTTCCTCTTAACCATTTAACTACATGATATGCAACATATACTAAACAAATAAATGTAAATACTAATACACCTATAACTCTAATCATATAATCCTGACTGTATAGTATTACTATAACTAATACAAATACTATAAACATCGGAATAACATATCCCAATATTATATCACTACTCTTACTTCCTCTCATAATTTATACCTAATTTTAATATTATTATTACTATCCTAAAAACAATTTATTCAAATTTAATCCATTATAAATAGTCCATAATCAACCATACATCATAGTAGTGGTGCCACCTCGAAGTAGATAACAACATCTATAAACCATATCCTAAGCAAGACAAGTAAGTCTAATAAGATACTTAATAAACTTAATAAAGACCAAATAAGACTAGTAGAGGCAGTTATGCAACAGGGCAACAAAGGGCGATAAAATGTGCGAGGTGGCACCCTATATACCACTTATAGACAATATATATATGTCTCTCTTGACTTCTAATCTCTTATAACCCTTGCTATCATTGGTTTAATGCTTCTTTTTAGCTGTTTAAAAAGTAGTTCCACAGGATAACTAAGTGTTTAAATACTTAATCAAAGTCTTGGATTGCAATACTTTTTATTATACATTTGAACCGTAGAAGATAATCGCAAAACACACTACAGAATTAACAATTAAATGACTAAAACTATGGACCTTTAATTTAAACCTATTATCATGAACATGAATTTTGATCTTTATGAATTCCTTTCAGAATATATTGAGAGAATCAAGAAAACCTATCTAACTAATAAGTTTGGTTACACATCTTATACAAAACCTAATACTATGTTTCAAATAAACAATAAGCTTCCAGAGATTCTAATGACATTAGATCTATCTACTATCAAGATGTATCTGAAATGTTTATCATTGATTAAACGCAACCATGACCCTACATTCTGTATCACTATCACAATGACTCCTGAATCATTCAGTGATATTGTTAGTAGAGGCACTTACTTTAAGTCTAAGAAGATTCTATTAGACCTTAAATTGATAGTTAAGACACCTAAGCCATCTATTATACTTGTTAATCCTGAGTATGCTAATAAGCTATTCAAACCTAAATTTGAAGACCCATTTGATGATGTATAATAAATCACTATATTTGTCTTAGAGTTACAATCATATATAATAGTTTGGATTACTATTTCATAGTCGGTTAATTGTGTTTTGCGATACTTACTCTACAAGATTAAAGAAGCCTCCCATCTCAAATAGGAGGCTTTCTTTTGTTTATGGCTTTACAATACCATACTCAAGGTCTGCTAGTTTAGCATCTGTCTCTTTGATAAGGAACCTAACAAAGAAGTTTGATTTAGTTATCATCTTCTTGTTGTTCCATCTCTCTTCTTTCTGACCAAAGAAGTCTTCAAACTCTTCCTTTATTCCTTTCTTTTGGTTAACTAAACCAAGATGGTAGTTCATTGGAATATCACTATCCTTTAATGGTATGTATTTAACTAACTTGAAAGGATTATCATGATAGTGTTTACTTAGATTAGTAGATTGAAACTTGGTGCCTACTAATGTATCACCTAGTTCTAAGTCTCTATTATTATCTTCCATAATTCTAGATCTTAGTAGTCCTGACAATTTAACATTGATTGTATTCCACTTAGCATTCTTTGGTGAAGCTGGCTTCATCTTTAATACTCCAGTGTAGTTGTCAAGGTCTAAACCTTCTTTTTGTAATTCGTAAATTGTTTCTACTGTTTTCATGATGTTTGTGTTTTAATATTATTATTACGATACCAAGGTGCTACTACTAATGAGTAGCCTAACCCTGTGAATGTTAAACTAATTGCTATTGTTGGCCCTAACATAGCTGTTGCTAATATAGTTCCGGCTAACAATGTAAGGTCTATTGCTCTATTGCTATTAATAACAACATACTTAACGTATGGATTGCTCTCAATAACTGCAACTAGTCCTGCTAGTGTTACTGCTCCAACAAAGATGTAAGTACCAATAGTGGCACCTATCATCATTCCTGTTACTGCAACACCACCAAAGACTAAAGCCCCAGTCTTAACAGACCAAGGCTTTGTTTCAGGTAGCTTAGACTTTAATGCCTCAAGCTCCTCTTCCCATGGAGGTGTGAATCCAAACATTATGCTGTTTGCATTTGTGGTTGATCAACCGGGTTCTTCAGGTTCTGTCTAATAGCTAGCATGATACCTACGGGTATTGTTACTGGTGCTATAGCATATCGTTCTATTTTAGCTGAACGATTATCAACTCTTTGTTTAAGCTCTTCTCTATTGTACTTAGAGATCTTAGCTGCTGTAACAACTGCTACCTCAACGTTACGAACACCTCTGTTTACTGCATCAATACCTGATGCTACTAAACGTAATGAGTCTGCTGTTATCTTTAGTGTTGCATGTGTTGGTGCTGTAACTGCTTGCACTCCTACTACCATGCTTACTTTTGAATAGTACTTAGCTTTTGCAGCTATTGATACTTTCTTTACTGGTTGTGCTTCTGCTGAAGCTTCTTGTTCTTTGTTCATTGTATTTGTATTTGAATTGTTAGTGTTGACTTCTTTTACTTCACCTGTTTCCTCGTCAACAGTATAAGGAATAGGTTGTTTTCTTAATACACGCGCTTCTTCTAATTCCTCTATGAATTTCTCCATGATAGGTCTATCCTTTGGCTCTAGTTCTGATACATGTGGCATTGATGCCACTATCTCTTCCATAACCTCTTGCTGATGCTCTGGTGTTAGCTGTGGTCTTTGGAATACTACGTCTTCTACTGTGAATGCATCCTTGGTTGCATCATCTAGATAGTCTGTTGATGCCTCAACTGATCCTTCCTCTGTCTTAAACTCTGTTGGTGGTGTAGTCATATCAACTGCCTCACTAAACTGTGTTAATGCATACTCTGGATGATTATTTTGAATCAACTTAGCATACTTAGAATATGATATCTGATCTGTTCGTTGTGAATGAACAAATGATCCATCTTCATGTATTTGTACTGCATACATGTCATGCTCTTCGTTGTTTTCAATAAATGTTCCTTGGACGATTGTTGCTTTAATTGCTTTCATGATTTGTGTGCCTGCTTATCAGGTCTTTGTTTAATTATTAATTAGATTGTAATTTAAGTTGCTTAAGTATCAACCTATTGCTGTACTTAACTAAGAAGTCATAAGACTGTCGCTTACGTTCAAAGTATAAGTGATACTTACTACCTGTATGAACGCTTAACGCATGCTTAATTGATGGAACTAATCCGAATTCTTCTGGATATAATTCTCGTCTTAACTTGGCTGCTTCTGCCTGATTGAACTTGATTTGTTGCTCTAGCCTTGCTAGATACTTCTGATTTTGTGTTAACATGATTGTATTGTCGATTGATCCACTGCTGACCACAGTGTTTAGTTGCCATCCTTAGCTTCGCTCTAAGCAATGGCTAGTTGTTATTACTCATCGTAACAGTCTTCTTGATGAAGTTCTCTTTCTTCTCTTGTTGGGAACGTTGTTCCACATACTGGACATATTCTAGGCTTACGCTCTAACCACTCTTTATTTGTTTCCATGATGTTATTTAGTTAATGATTTAATGAATAATACTGTTAGTAATCCTGCTGCAGCAAACCAGCCTCCTATGGCTGTGATAATAGTTGCTACTACTGTTACTACTACGAATGTAATTGCGAATGTTTTCATGATGTTATTTGTTTATATATTACTTATTAATGCTCGTTTAATAGCCTCTCTTGCATAGTCTATATCTGCCTCCTTCATTGTACGTACATAGTTGACGTTGGTTGCAAATAGGGCTGTCTCTGACCATACTGATTTAGCTATTCTCTTAGTAGTTTGATAAGCCATGATACCTACTAATGTGCCTTTCTTCTTAGCTACTCTAGCGTTTCTCTTGTCTGATTCTGTGAATGTGATTGTCATAATTCCTGTGATTTAATTTGTTGTTTTTAATTTGTTAAAAGACTCTCTTTTTGAACTTATGTTTTGACGCCCCCCTACCCAAAAAGTTTATTGGACGGGGGTCTAAAACATATAGTGTCCGGACGGCTCACGATTCTTACATTTATATAATTTTTTTTTTGTACATTTAGGTATTGGTTAGTTAGTTAATTAGGTATTAGGGCTGGATAGGTAGAGTACTTATCTGGCCTTGGTATTTTTGATTATATTTGTATTCGCAAAACATTGGATTAAGGAATGGATTGGAAAGGATTTAACGGAATTAGAGCGTAAGGCATTTATAGATTCATGGAATAGTGTTATTCCAAAATTTGGCGCGAACCCTACGGGCGTTGTTATTTGTTATGGTACTGGTGGTGAGCAAGATATTAAAGGGAAGGATTTTATTGATTTAAATACATTTTTATATATTTGTATTATAAATACTTAGATATATATGAAATGTTATTCGATTAGCAGTACTTGATTTCCTTACGTTTGCGCGTAGGGATTTCTTTGTTTAGGTAGTAATGTTTTATGGAAAGAGGAATTAAGATTATAGATTTAGATGGAGTTGAACAAGGTTTCACTATGAGTCAATCTGATTGGTTTAAGTATTTAGATTTCACAAGGAATACGTTTAATGATGATAAAAGTTTAACTTTAACAATAAAGAAATTATGAGTGAGAAGCCACATCCAATACATGGATATAGAAACAGTAGACATGAGACTTCGGTTGAATCTACGAAAGAGGTATTATCTAAAGTCGCTAAAGTACCTGTAGTAAAGAGCCCTGAATTTTCTACTGATACTGATGTTGATGTTGAATTACCTCCAGTCGTACCAGTTGTAAAGAAGCCTGCTAAAGCAAAGAAGAAATAGTTTTAGTTTTTTTTAAAAACAACCCTTCATTAAGTCTTTTGAGTTTCATGCTCAAGAGACTTTTTGCTTTATAAATATATTCGTTAGCTTTGTTACATTAATATTTTAAAAATCAGATATAATGAAAGAAGTTAAAAAAAAGGTAGTTCCAAAACCTAAGAAGCAGATTGACCCTGTTACTTTTGAAGCTGTTGTTACAGAAGAAATTGAAGAAACTGGTGAACATAATTTACCGGCTTTAGATTTAGACCAGGAAGCTTTAGATGAAATTATGTCTAAGCAAGCTGCAGATGATTCTAATCGAGAGGCTAATCGTAATCAAACAAAGATGTTTGGTAATGATGTCAATGAGTGGAAGCTTATACAAAAGACTTACAATGACAATTTAGATTGGGAACATGTTACTACAGCTATGCGTGTTGGTAATAGAGGTATTATTGTTCATGTTAAAGAAGCTATTGGTCAGAAGGTAAATGCTACTTCTGTTTTTATAGACAACGGTAAGCTTGTTGAGGTTAAGGGTAAATGGGTAATTCAATAATAAAAATCAGAAAATGAAGTTAGAAAATTTAAGTAGTTCTCAAGTAATGATTTACGCAGAACTAACAACTCAACAATTAGATGAGTTAGACAGATACGGAATGGATGTTACTCTATGTGAGAGTTTTGGTGGAATGACAGAAGAAGAGAAGAAAGAGATCCATGATTCATTAAGTCTTAAAATAGTTAAGATTGAAGAAACAAGACTTTCTCTTGTTAAGGAAATCAATAGACGTATGCGAAGAGATTTAAAGATTGGTTTTGGGCCTTCAGATGTTCAGCCATATTTAAATAAGTTTCAGACAGAGTTTCCATTAATTGGAAAAGGTGAAGCAGAAGTTAAAGCCTGGTTAGCTAAAAAAGAGAAAGAGACAAAAACTAAACTTAAAAAAGCTTAATGTATTTAGTCGAATTACACCCAATAACAGGTTTAGTTAAGGTCGATGGAGAGTTTGATGGTATAAGAGCTGTTAAAGAGTTTCGCGATATTATAAACAATGTAGAATTGGGTGTAGCTTGTATGACTGCTATTGCTTTAACTGTTGACCATAGAACACCAATAGCTTATTACAAAGAAGATGATAGACCTTACAAAGCAATGGAAATTGCTACTGGTGGTAATCGTAGAGCTTTTGATTGGCCGAGAGAATCTATTCAAAGAGCTTTAAAGAAGTATTCTCAACTTCAATACAATCCGACAATTGAAGAAAAGAAGACTTTAGACGAAATGCTTCTTAATAAACTTCAAGAAATTAATGATGAAAAAGACAATGCTAAAAAGTTTCATTCTTTAGAGGAAGCTACAGCAGATAACATTGAGGATTTAATTGATGAACATATTGAGATTAAAAGACTATTAGGAGAATCGATTTTTGAAAAATTGAATACTAAAGAATTAAAATCTTTAATTAGAAGAGCTAATATTTATGTGATTAAGCCTAGAAATGAACGTAAGCGTGAGGAGAAGAAGAAGAGGGATGAGGAACGAGTGACGAGGTTATTTAAGGAGTTAAACACAATTAAGGATTTAATTAATAGTTTTAATAAGCAAAATGAAAATGAAGACATATATGCGGAAGGTCCTGTTAGGAATGGTTATAAGTTAACAAGACTAGAAGAAAAAGCACTGGATAAAAATTCATTTTATCACAAAGGACGATGATAATTGGATTTAGTTTTTTTCTGACTTTTACTTTGTCCAATAGAGAAAGGGCTACTTCGGTAGCTCTTTTTTGATTTAAAAATAAATTATGCTAGCACCAGATATATATAAAGCAAAGGAAAAGGTTAAGAATGTTTTGTTGAATAACAAAAACGTTAGAAGTGAGTTGTATTGTGGTCATGGCAAAGCTAACTACTTCGAGTTTGCTATTCCAGAAATGGATGAATTTGATTCTAAACATTATTCACCATTAGTTTACGAGAAGATACCTTACATGGAAAGAGGTACTTTAGCTTATGATGATTTTTGGGATGAACAAGATAGAAGATGTATTCATGGTTACGCACCAATTATTGATGGAGTTCAATACGCGCGTATAACAGGGCCACATTATTTCTACTTGAACATGGTTCAAATCATGATGAAGAAAGTAGGTCAAAAAGGAAAGAAGAAACTTAACTATCCTTACTATCGTGATTTAGATCATATGCTTTTTTTAGAAATCGAAAAAGCAGAATTATTAGGCTATGGTTTAATAATTGGTAAAGCTAGACGTATGGGTTTATCATATTTAGGTGACTGCATGACGATATGGAATTTATTATTTTTCTTAGACAATGAGTGTGCTATTGGTGCCGGTAAGAAAGATAAAGCCATGGAACTTTTTGACAAAGTAATGAAGTCAATGAGTAATATTCGAGAAGAATATAAAGTTTCATATAAAAAGAAAGCTACTCCTAACGGTGCTGAATTAAAGTTAGGATATGATATTACAGAAAACAAAGTGCGTTCTGTTGAGGGTGTTGGTAGTAAGCTAACAGTAAAAACATTTTTCTCTGATCCATCTGCATTTGAAGGTGGTTCATATTCCTTTTTCATTTTTGAAGAAATAGGAATTCAAGATAATCTTATTAAATCATACAAAGCTAGTGAGCCATGTTTCTTAGATGGAGCAGACCAATTTGGTGTTCCAATGATGTATGGTACTGGTGGTGAAGTTGACAAAGGTTCGCGCGACATGAAAATTGTCTATGAGAATCCAGAAGCTTTCAACATGAAGAAGTTATTTATTCCAGCTTATTTATATTATCCTGGTAGTGACCCTGAAGAAATTGGAGAAGGTGCTAGTGAGTTAGATCAAATGGAAGCTAAAGCAAACTTCTTTAATCCAAAGACAGGTAGAACAGATATGATTGAAGCTCTAAAGCATATTCTTAAAAGAAGAAAACGCTCTAGTAAATCTAAAGATGGTTACATTAAAGAACTTCAATCTAGACCAACAGAAGAAGCACATTTATTCTTAAAGACAAGTGGTGGAACTTTAAATAGAATTACGCTTAACAATCAACTTCAAAAAATATATGATGGTGTACTTCCATACACACCAGTACTAGGTAGATTAGAATGGGATTACGACCCATCATTAGAATTTAAGCTTACACGTTGTCATACTCAAAAAGAACGCGATAAAATACATATACAAAATAATAGTAAGGTTAAGTTTATAGAAGATTCAAATGGAACTTTCTATAAAATAGCAGACCCAATAAACAGACCTGATTTACCTTATGATGCAGATATAGCTGGTACTGATAGTTATGATGAAGTAGTTCCAGAAGGTACAGGTTCTAAGGGTGCTACTTTAGGTTATCGTGTTTTCAACGGTATGAGTAAAGATTACAATATGCCTGTTGGTCTAGTTTACGAAAGAGGTGATGCTTCTAGTGATGATACTTTTTACGGAAATTCTTTGAAATTTTGTGTCATGTATCAAATGAAAACATTAGTCGAGTATTCAAAAATTATGATAATAAATTATTTTGAAGACTGTGGAGCACAAAAATATTTAAAAGAAAAGCCTATATTAAGGAATGAGGCAATTGCTAATAAAGGTAGACAGACTTATGGTGTTCATGTAAAGGCTGAAATGAAAAGTATTATTACTAGGTTATTAAAACAAGAAGTAAATAATAACTCTGCAAATATTTGGTTAGATTTAATACTATTAGATTTAATTGATTACGGTGATGAAAATACCGATATAGCCATGGCCTTTGGAATGGTACTTATTTCTAAATTAGATATGTTTGATGATATATCTGACGATATAGAAGAATATGACGATGGAGATATTTTAATGGATATGGAATATTACGCTATGGATGCTAATGGAGATATGTCTGTTAGGTCTTACCAATCCTCTGATTCTTATAATGCAATAGAAACTTTTGACCCTAGAAAACATCTAACAGGTACAGAACGAGAAAATTATCTTAACTTTATGGCAATCAAAACAAAAAAGTTAGAAGAGCAAAAAAGAAGTAATTCTGAATTAAAAGAAGAAGCTTATCAAGACCCTTTTGCAAAACAAGTAGAAAACGAAATAGAAAAAAGAAAACATAATGGCAATTTATAATCAGTTTGAACTTCCGAACCAGAGGCGCCCTGAAGCCGAATGGACAGAAAAACTTTATTTAGATCATGCTAACAGAATGATTGAATTTGTTAGCAACAAAACACTTACCGACATAAATGAAAAAATAGCAAAGCTTTACAGAATCTACAATTGCGAATTATCAGCAAAAGAAGAGAATGTAAATAAAATGCTTACCGAACAATACGGTCACGATTTAGGTGTAGAGTATGTTATTTATCCTTTAGCTGAAATGTTGGTAGATCAATTAATCGGTGAATATATTTCGCTTCCTCTTAAAAAGAAAATGTATTCAATTAATAAATCTGCTATTAATTCAAGGCTTGATGAAAAAGTCAAGATGATATCTGAAGAAATCTTTAGAGCAGAAAATGAAAAACTTGAAGGAGAGTTAGGATTTAAACCTGAAACAGAAAATCCAGAAGTAGACTTACCGGACGATATAGAATATTTTTTTAGTAAAACTTACAAAACTTTAGAAGAAGAACTTTCAGATGATATTATTGTTCACTTCTTAGATGTTCTCAAAGAGAAAAGAAAATTCAAAACATTACTACAAGATTTTTTAATAGGTGAAAGAGCTACTGCTTTTATAGACGAGAAAGATGGACACCCTACAGTTACTCGTACTAGATACGATGAAACTTATATTGATTTAAATCCAGATGAAGAAATTCAAACAGATATCAATATTGCTGCTCACTTTCCTTACATGACTAAAAATCAAATTTTAAATAAATATCCATTAAAAGAAAAGACTCTTAAAAAGATTGATGAAGTTTTCGAAAAAATGGTTAACAATCAATTGTTAGACGATCCTTTCCAATTCTCTAAAGATGGAGTTGATAGAAATGGTTATAACAATTGTAAGAATGGAGTTTCTTATAAAGGTTGGCACGAAAGTAATACGACTCATAGATTAAGAGTTTTAGTTATGAAATGGAAATCTCGTAAAGAGATTAGAGCTAAAGTTCATCTTGATTCTATTACTGGAAAGGAAGTTTTTACTTTAATGAAGCCAAATGATAAAGCTAGAAAAAGAGACAATGTTAAGAAAGTAACTATTGAAGTTATTCGCGAAATAGAAATGCTAGGACCGGAAATCATATTGAAGTATGGTGAATGCAAAGAACGATTAAGTTATATCGATAATAACAAAAAAGTAAACTTACCAGTTGTTTCTTTAAGAGGTAGAAATACATTGTATAGTGGAGAGATTAGATCAGTTGTTGCTAAAGTTGCACCATTACAGAAAATGGCTTCGGACATTCTATTTGAATTAAGATTAGCAATAAAAGCTAATAACGGTAGAGTATTAGTTTATGATACTGCTCAAATGCCAAAACAATTTTTAGACACCTATGGTAAAAGTGGTGCAATCAACAGGATGCTTCACCATATCAAAAAAGATAAAATTTTATTATTTAACTCTAAAGACAAGCAATCCAGAAACACCTTCAATCAATTTACTTCTTTAGATTTAACCAACAGAGGACTTATCCAAGATTTAATAAATGCATTAATGCTTATTGAAAACTTAGGTAAAAAATTCGTTGGTATTACAGATGAACGTCAAGGTGAAGTTGGACAATATCAAACTAAAGCTGGAACAGATAGAGCAGTAATAGCTTCTAATGCTAGAACAGAAGTTTACTTCAATCCTTTTGATGAATTCTTTCAATCTGTTTTAAACAAAGTTTTACAAAAAGCTAAATCAGTTTACAAGACAGGAGATACATTCTCTTATGTGTTTGGAGATTTAATGAGTAAATTCTTAACTATTATCGGAACATTTTTTAATGTGGATATTGGAATGTATATTGGAGACAGATTCAAAGACCAACGCGATAAGCAAATTATTGACCAAGCTGCAGTACAAGCATTAGGTAATGCTACAGACAGAGAATTGATTTTAGATTTAATTAATGTTCTAGAAACAGAACACGCTTCCGAAAGTAAAGCTATTCTAGAAAAAGGATTAAAAGCTTTTGAGAAACTTCAAGCTGAAAGCTCTAAAGCAATGCAAGCTGCAGAAGAAGCTAAAATGGCTCAAGAAGATAAAGCTGGTGAACGTGAAGAACGTATTGCAGACAAAAGAAATATTAACAATAAAGAGGTTGCTGTTATTTACGCTAATAATAAAACTTTCAATGATGGAGAGAAAAATGCTTCTACAGAAAGAGTTACTGCGGCCAAGCTTGAAACGGATTTATTAAAGGCTGAAAAAGCTGAATTAAATAAACAAAAACAAACTCAAGAATAATTTTATACATTTGTAGTAACATTAAAAATCAGAAATTTTAAAAATCATGGCAGACGAACAAACACAAATACCAGAAGTAGATCCAATGGCTTTACCTGAAAATCATTTTGAACAACAAGAGATTTCAGCTGAAGAAAGTTTTTTAGCTAACTATCAAAATCAACCTATTGACCAAAGTCCAGGAGTAACTGAACAAGGTCCAGAAGGAGATTTGGCATCTGATGATGATACTGATGGAGATGATTCATCTGAAGTATTTAAATTCGATGATGCAATAGCAGAATCCGAAAAAGAAGAACTTGATGAGTTAAATGCTAAATTAGGCACAAACTACAAAGACCTTAGAGAACTTAAATCAGCTTATCAAAAAGAAGATTTAGATGAAGAGCTTCAAGAAGTTAATCAAGACAGGGCTTATGTAAATTACTTTAAAACAGTATTAGACCCTAAAGAGTATGATGATAGAAGAATTGTTTTTGAAGATGAAAAAATGATTGCTCAAGATCAAGGTCGTGATATTACAGACCCTTCTGTTGTGGAAGAGATTAATGCAAAAGTTGAAACTTTAGAAATGAATGGTGTTTTAGAGTATGCTGCTAAAACTATTCGTCAAACAGTTCGTCAGGCATTACAACAAAAGGAAGCAAAAGTTAATGCTTTTGATGAAAAACAAAGTGCTTCAAAACAACAAACTGAAGCTCAAAGAAAAGAATCTATTCAAGATTCTATTAGTGAAATATTTAAGGCTGGTAAATTCTTAGGAGTTACACCAACCAAAGAAGATATGATTGATATTTACAAAGATATCAGCAACAACAAACATATTGAACATCTTAAATCAAATCCAAAAGATGCTGTAGAGTTTGCTTTATTTAAGCGTTATAGATCCGTAATGGAAAAGAACTTAAATAAGCCAGACTATAAAGCTGGGGTAAAGAACACGCTCGCTAGTATAGGGCTAACAGGTTCAGAACAAACCGGCAAAAGGGCAAATGACCAAGGCAGTGATGAGGGTGAGAAAAGCTATTTTGATCAATTCGTTCAATAGTAACAGGCAAAGCTAGTTACTCGAATAGGTGAAATAGTTTCAGATGTAAAATGTGAGGGAACAATCTTGAAGGCAAAGCTATTAAGGTTATGACCATTTTTTTAAAACAATTTATAAACCCTTAAAACAAAAAAAATGGGCACATTATTAAGAGGAATTTCGGAAAGATTCAATCCTCAAATTCACACAGAAGACAAGTCTCTTACTGTAAACATGGCAAAAAGTTTTGCTATTAAGAACAAAGTTTTTGACTTATTCTCTTCTAAAAACAAATTCACGTCATGGCTTTATGCTACTGGTCGTGTGAACATGGGAGCTATGGCCGGTAAGGTTATGAAAGCTTCACAATCGATTCATGACAATGCATTTCGTATTGCCTACAAAGGATCGTTATTTATTCCAGCTTATGCTTTTGGAAAATGCTCTATGGGTATTTTACATGTATCTGATGATATGACAGCTCTTGTTGGTGATGTTACTTTTTTAGGTGGTATTGCAAATGATGCGGCAGTACTTCACAATGTTATTGGTTCTATTGCTGTTAAGCATGACCCAGCTAACAATGTATTTGGTGACAAGTACAATGAAGGAGATGTTATTGCTTTAGGTAATTACGAAGGTGCAAACCTTATTGTAATGGGAACGCCTAGAAAATCAACTCCGGGTACTCACTATATCGTTGATTTCAAAGTCAATGCTAAAGCAGGTTTATTTTCTTCGGCTCATGTAGCAGCTGACGAATTACTATCTGAAGCTGGTAACAGATTTGGGGAAGGTTCTGAAAAAGGCTACCAAAGAGAACGTAGAACTAAATGGAGAATTAACTACTCTTTCATTTCTCGTGCTACATTAACTATGACTGGTTCTGCTTTGAATCAAAAAGTAGCTGTGATTTATAACAGTGATACAAAAGCCTCTATGTGGGAGCTTGAAGCTGTAATGGATTTACGTGAGAAACATGCAATTGACATGGAGATGGGTGCTCGTCACGCAAGAATGTCAATGGACCCAAGTTCACACCAATGGTATGAAAATTACGGAACAAACCAACTTACACTTGCTGGATTCACGTCTAACATGGGTATTGTTGCGCCAGTAATTGGTGATGGTTGGATTCCTCAACTAGAGGATTCATTAACTATCAGTTATGACCCTAATGCTGATTTAGATATCAGTGCAATTGAATTGTTTATTACAATTTTAGCTCAACGTGCTCCTAACGGAAGTACTGGTAATACGTTTATCATCTTAGGTGATAAGTTAGCGCATATCAAAGTTGACAAAGCATTGAAATTATTAATTGGTGTTTCTTCTGATGCAGCTGTTACTACATTAAACAACTCGAATGTTGCTTACAATGTACGTACAGGGGAGAAAAACAAAGTTGGTTTTACTGTTGACAAGTATTACTACCTAGAAAATGAAATTCTTTTCATTGAAGACGAATTGTCAAACCATCCAGCATTTGCACCTCAAAACGGTGGAATTATTGGTACTGGTACAATGTATGTTCTTAACGCATCTATGGTGAATGGTGTATCTAACATTGATTTGTTAGCACGTTCTAATAGAGAATTAAGAGCTAAGTACATTGATGGAATGCATTCATTAGATCCAAAACGTGATGCTTCGCCAGTTGCATTTAGTGGTTTTGATGGAGGTCGTTTCGACTTATTAAGTGAAATCTTGCCTATTATTTATTCTACAGAATCTTGTGGAATAATTAAAGCTAGTGCTAAGTTTGCCGGTGGAGCTTTGAGTGGTGAAGCTGTTGCAAGTGAAATTGCACCTGTTTGGCATTACTAAATATCAGTAAAGAAGTAGGGTGGGTAATCTGCCCTACTTTTTTTTAATAATAAAAAATCAGAAATAATTATGAGTACAGCAACAAAAAAACAATGGCACGATGTTGATATATCAGGTCGTTGGAAACTTATTTACAAATACGGAAACAGTATAGGACCGGAGGCTTTCGGTGGGAAACACCTAGCTACCTATCGCTCTCCTTTTGATGGAACTAAGGTATATCGACGTTCTGTTGACAATAAAGCTCTTACGGGTTACATGGTTGATAAATTGGCTACTGATTTAACACCAGATACAAACCCTGACCACAAGCTTTTAATTAGTTGGTTAATTTGCCACAACGAAGTAGTCGTTGAAGGAGTTAAAGGATTAGATGATGCAATAGTTAATTCTAAAACAGGTAGAAAACTTGTTTTAAGATGTGTTGACTATGTAGAGATGGCTGATATTGATGAAGAAGATTTCATTGATAAGGTTATTGGAAAACTTGTACAAGAGAAAGGAGGAATTAATATAGATAAATTAAGACACATATTAGCTGGGTTAAACATGGCTTATAGTGATTCAAGATTTACAGGTATTGCAGAAAAGAAAGCATTAAGATCTAAACTGAAAACATTTACCAGGTCTTCAATTGAAAATGCGAGATTAGTAGATTCTGCTATTAAACAGACTGAAAATTCAGAACAACTCTTTATCTTTAAAGAAATGTTGAAATATAAAGTAATCGCTGATTATGGTGGGTTATATAAATTCAACAATGTGCCACTAGGTACTTCTGCTGATAAAGTAGCTGCTTTTTGGTCAAACAATCCAGAGGTTAAAGCTGAAGCTCTTCAAGAGTTAGCTAAACACAAAAAATAATTTATTATGGCTTATACAGTAAATCATCTTTATAAAAAAGTATTAGAAGGCTGTGACAAAATGGGCTCAGACTTTTATCCAGTTGATTATGTCATGAATAGACTTGAAACTTCAACTTATGACTTCATAGGTGAAACAGTTAAGTTTATTGAAAACACTCAAGAAATTAGAGATGATATTAGATCACTGTATAAGCCATATAAATTAGATATTATTAACGACCCAAATGACCCTTCATATAAATCGGTTGCCTTACCAGAAGATTATCTTCATTTAATGACAGTAAATGTTAAAGATGCTAATGTTACTGTTAGGTCTACAAGGATTATTCGTCATGGTCAAGAAAAGATTTTTCAAACAGACCCAGATACAAAAGCTACTGATGTTTATCCTACTGTAGTAATGTATGATAACATACTTAGAATTTTAAGTAGTGGGCAAGGTGCACCAGAGCTTGTAACTGGTTTTTACATAAAGAAACCAACATTTGGAAAGCATGATATTAATCATGATGATTTAGATGTTGAAATAGCTGTTAACCTTCCGGACAACGCAGTGGACAAACTTATCAAAACTATTATAAATGATATCTTTGTTTCAGTTGGAGATCCAAGAGCTCAAATCCAACATCAAGTTAAAGAAACTTATAGAAAAAGATAATGGGAACAACAGAAGAAAGCATAGTATATCAATTATTGAATACAATTAGAGCAGCTGAATTAAATAATGATGAAGTTGTAACAGAAAGAAGAGTTCGTTCTTTAATGAGGATTCAAAGACCTTCTTTAATTTCTAAATTTTCAAATAAAGGAGAAACAATTCAAGATGTTTGTTTTCAAAGATTAGATGATATTCAGTTAACAGACAATAACAATGAATACATTGCTGAACTTCCTGCCTTAGTTTATTTACCAAATAATTTTGGTGTTAGAATAACAACTAAAGAATTTGCAAATATTACTTTAGTTAACAATGAAGACTATGAATTGTCTAAAAGAAATCCAATTAACAAACACAAACCAAAAGCAACTATAATAGATCAAGTATTAAAGATTTATTTAAATGGTACAAATCCAAGTAATTTAGATGGTGGCTCTCGAGCTAATCAAGTAAACCAAAGTATTATTGCTAATAAAGCTATACAAATATCAGCAGTATTAGATAATCCTGAAAATGGTTTAAATTATGATTGGACCAAAACAGAATACCCTTTAAATCCAGAAGCTATATCTGAATTAAAAAACAATATATTAAGAAGAGATTTTCAGTTAGTATTACAAACCAAGTCAGATCAAGTGCCTAATTCTAAAAATGACACATTAAGATATCATGACCAAGACGACGTACAGAGATAAAAATGTTCTTAGGCTTAAATACTTTTACAAATTATTTGTAAAACGGAAACGACTCTTTCCTTCATCTTATTTTTTATTCCCAACTTATACTAGAAAAAAAACATTACCTGTAGAATGGCCATTGTTTAAAAACATTGTGTCTACATATTTAGATGTTTATTTTAATGAATTCTATTTTGATGATACACCAAAGTACTTTATACTTTCAGGTAAATTGCAAAAAGGTAGAGGTGCTAGAAATGTTATAAACTCAAAAAGAGGTATCTTTAAGGAATCAAATAGTATTGGTTGGATTTGGTTTTTAAGACCATCAATATCTTTTATGTCTAATGTTCGATTGATAAAATTAAAAGGTAAAACCAGTCGAGTTAATAAATTAGATAAAAAATATTGTGAAAATAAAGATGTAAATGTCTTAATCCCTGTCAGAGAATTAATGACTAAACTTATTGAACAAAATAAATTGATTAAAAATGATTAGTGGAATTGTATATTTTGAAGAAATTGTAGAGAACATCAAAGATATTACTGGAATAGAAATTCTGGCAAATCAATTTGAAAAGATAAATCGATTCATCTTTAATACAGAAAGAGATATTGGTGCTGGCGGTTTAATTGTTCGTAAAAAGAAAGCTTATACTATTGGTGATGGATATTACGATGGTAATAATATTATAATGCCTCATGATTTTGTTCAAGAGTATTCTGTTGGAAGTTTATCTGCAGGAGTTCTTAATGGAAATGTTTTAACTCTTAATTGCAAAGGGCCAGATGAAATAGATATTTCATACTTAGGTTTTTTGCTTGATAGCAATGGTAATGCTATAACGACTAGAAACCATATGGAAGCTTGTGTTTTGTACGCAAGACATAGATTGTACTCCGCTAAAGTTTTTCAAAAAACAGGAAGCCAAAGTCTTTATAGAGAATTTAAAGCTGAATACAATGATGAAGTTTTAGCTTCTAGAGGTAATGATGCTTTTCCTACAGAAGAACAATGGAAAGAAATAGGAGCTACTTTAAATGGTAGTGCTTTTGATGCTTATTCTAATTGCGGAATAATTACAGTAGGTGACGATTGTAATGATAACACTATTCGAGATTCTGTTAATTTTGCTGAAGGATTGAACACTGATTTAATTCAATTAAATGTGCCTTTACAGGGCGGTAATAATTCTCTTGGAGGTAGTAGTTATGTTTCAGGATTATTAACATCGTTTACACAACCATCATTAGGTTCAACGATTTTAGATGCTACTCTTACAGCTAAAGTAAATTTAAGTGGTTCATCTAATGGAAGTTCAAGTTTAACTGTTAATTATCTTTAAATAAAAAATATTAACTTTGATTATTAAATAAAATAAAATTTAAATATAAAAATTATGAGTAAGAGTAATTCTTTTGAAACATCTTTATTAAGTATGATTTTCAATAATCAAGCAATAGCAAATGTTGGTGATGCCGCTGGTGTTCAACCATCTGTTGCTCCTGGTTCTTTTTATCTAAGACTTTATACTGATGCGGTAGTAGTTAGTGATTCCGTAGTTGGAACCGAAGCTGCTTATACAGGTTATGTAACTGGAGGTAT